CAGATGAATTTTATGCTGAAATTAAAAGCATTGATGGTAAATCTGAATTGACTGTTTTGTATCAGCATGATTCCGGTATGATGCCATGGATAACTTTAGGTGGTAGAGCAGTACCAATGTATGATATTTATGGTAACAGTTTTACTATCTACAAATCTGATTTCAGTCCTGCTATTCCTTATCTAAATGATGCTGCTATCTTTGATAATCAGCACAAATCTGTAATGCTTAGTACCTGCTTCCCAATTAAGTTTGTTGAGGGTGTGGACTGTCATAGCTGTCATGGTGTTGGATATGTTATGGATAAGAATGACCATGACCACACAATAGGCTGTAATACCTGTCATGGACATGGTAAGATATTAAGCATAAGTCCGTTGGCTGCTTATAACATAAATCCGACTACTAACAGATTCCCTGATGCAAATGCAAATACTCCAGTAGATCCTATTAGATTCTATTCTCCTGACACTTCTACTATTGAGTTGACTAAGACTGTAGCCAATGAAAGTTTGTTGAAAGCAGAGAATGTTTTGAACCTAAACAGGACCATAAATTCTGTTCAGTCCGGTGTAGCAAAAGAATTGGATAGAGAATCTGAATATATTGAGATAGGCAAAATAAGTGATGATGTTTATTCTAAGTTAGAAGATTTGCTTTATATTATCCAGGGATTAGTTTTCATGGACAATGATAGTCAGATTACAGTTAATAAGCCTATCAGCTTTGACCTTAAATCTGAAACAGAATTGTTAGCAGAGTTCACAGCATCACAGAAAGGTCAGCCTGCTGCTATCAGATATGAATCTTACAGAAACTACATGGATAGAAGATTTAGTTCTGATGCTGTTGCAAGACAGATTGCTGATATTTGTGCAATGTATACTTCTATTTATCTTTATACTCCGGAAGAAATTCAGGTCATGATTGGTACCGGAAGCATAACACAAGAAGATGCTGTAAAAGCTACATTTGTATTTGATGCTGTAACTACATTGTACTATTCTGAAAACTATGACATCATGACAAATGATTTCAATGCTATCAATCAGGAATTAGATAGAATATTAAATGAAAGAATACAATCAGCACAAAGTGTAGTTATACCTGAACAGATTGATTTTAATGACACTTTGATTGTGAATGATGACAGTAATGATGACAGTAATGATGACAGTAATGATAATGATGAAGATAATATTTAATGGCTGATCTGAATAAACCATACAAGATAACTGAAAAGGTCAACGGTATTTTAGAAAAAAAAATAAGTATGGTTGAACCTAAATTTGTTCAACAGGTTACTGAATGGATTACTAAATTTCAGACTTCATCAGGTAATATTGTTAGAACAAAATCTAACAGAGACAGAATGGCAAGTTTTAAGACTGCTATGGAACGTTATCTTGAACGTGCTGGATATTATGATATGATTAGTCAATATCTTACAGGATTTGATGCAATGGCTGAAGCACAAAAAGAAATTCAGAATGACTTGAATGCAATCAGTCTAACACAAAGTTTTTTGAATCAGTTTAAAAGACTTGCAATAAAGCAAGTTGTTGACAATATGACTAAACAAGGATTGATGACTGCTCTAATCAATCCAATTAGAAATGAATTAAATATTGCAGTCAATCAAGGTTCAAGTTTATCAGATGTAGTAACCAGTATAAGAGGTCAATTAAGTACAACTGAAAAGAGACAAGGTATTTTAAAAAAACTTTCTCTACAGTCTACCAGGGATGCTTTAGGACAATATGATGGTACAGTTAATGAAGCTGTAAGAAAGACTTACAAGTTAGATGCTCTGCTATATGTTGGTAGCTTAGTAAAGGATTCAAGACCACAATGTGAAAGATGGACACAATATGAAGAAAATGGTAAACGTGGATTGATTCTATTTGAACAGTTAGAAGATGAAATATTATGGGCAGATGCTAATGGTACTGGTATGATACCAAATACTACTCCTGAAAACTTCTGTCAAAATCGTGGTGGTTATAATTGCAGACATGTAGCTTATCCGGTTAGGAATCCAAATAAGATTACTCAAGCAGGTAATGTTGCAAAAAATGTTGACCCTGATATAACTAAGAAAGAACAGCAGGAAGCTATACAACAGTTAAAAGTTCCAGTTGTAAAATTAGGATTTGATGAAAAGTTTGATAATTATGTTAATAGTGAAGATGTAAATGATGAAGCAAAAATTTTAATTGATAGATTACCTAAACCAAAAAATATATCAATTCATAAAAAAGGTTCATATTATGAATTTACAGGAAATATTTTATTAAATGATAAATCAGAAAGCAGAACATTTTTTCATGAATACGGTCATCATATTGATAAAAATGGAACTTCTAAAACATTATCTTTAAATAAAGAATTTGTTCAAGCTTATGAAGATGATGCTATACATTTAAAAAATTTATTCAAAGGAAAAAATTTATTTGAAGAACTTAAAAAAGAATGGAACGGTAAATCTGAATTTAGTGGAGCATCAGATATTTTAGATTCATTATCTGCAGGTGCATTTTATGATAAATATCATATGCCAGGTCATGGTAAATCATATTATAAAGAAAAAACAAAAAGACATTTAGAAAACTTTGCAAATATATTTCAAGCTTGGTCATTAAAAGATAAAACTGCTTTAGATAATATTAAAAAGTATTATCCTAATCTATTTAAGGAATTTGAAAATATATTAAAAAAATTATAAAAATGGATTTAACAGATTTTTTTGAAACTGAAAATCAACAACCTCAATTTATTATTGATTATATTATAAAATTTGGTGAAGAACCTAAAATATATGGTATGTTTTGGAATCAACCTACTATATTGCAACAAAATATAGAAAATGCTATTAAATCAGGTAAAAAGTATAATGAGTTAGATTTACTTACAGATGAACAAAGAAAATTATTTTTAAAAGGAGATTTATTATTTTAATACTATGATAATTATTAGAGCAATTAACAAAACAACACAGGCAACACATGAGTTTACTCCTAATGAATGGTATGAGTTGCAGAAAACAAATGAATATAACTATTTAGGTACTGTATTTAAAGAATCACAGAATCCTAATCCAATACAACCAAAAGTAGTACAAAAATCAGGTCGTGGATGTGGCTGTCGAAAATAAATACTTACATTGAAGTGATAGTAAAACAACATATTCAAGATGATGATCTTGAAGAACTTGGTGTTGATGGCTGTGATATTAGGCATGTAAAATGCTGTATCAATAGACAGATGGTGAGTAGTTTTGAAAAGTCAAGTTTTGATAATAACGAAACTATTATTATGATGTCTAATGGTGAGCAGATTACAGCATTGGTAGATTATGAGAGATTCAAATTATTATTCTTTAACATAAATTAAAAAGCAATGGAATTTTTAAAAACAGTAGTAGAGAAATTAGGGTTTGACCCTGAAACGTTGGATAAACTATCCAAGAATGAACTGCCTATTGATGATGCTGTCAATGGCTATGTGAGTAAGATTGAAAAATCTGTAACTGAAAGACTTGCAAGACAGATTGAAGAACAAAAGAAAACTGAATTGTTTGGTGCTGCCTATGCTAAGACTGAAAAACAGTTAGCAGAAGAATTTCAGTTAGATTTATCTAAATATGAGGCTGTAGATAAACGTGACAGATATAAGACTATTTTAAAGGATCTTAAACAGTCACAATATGAAATGGTTGAGAAGCTAAAACAGGAATACACAACAGCTGACCAACAGAAACTACAGCAACTTACACAGCAGTTAGAACTAGCCAATGCAAAGCTAAATGAAGAAAAACGTTTAGCACAGGAACTGGTGATGCAAGAGCAGAATAAATTCAAAGACTATTTAAAGAATCAGCAGATTGATGGATTAAGAAATAAACTGGTAGAGAATATCAAGAATCCAAGACTTACTCCAAAAGAAATGAGAGCAGTATTTGAAGCTGATGTAAGAGAGAATGGTTATACTTTTGAATTGGACCAAGATAACAATGTATGGGTTAATAAAGATGGTAACAGAGTTAAGCATCCATTGAAGCCTACAGAGAATCTGAAATATGAAACATTGTTTGAGATTGTTTCACTTGAAAATAATTTTATCAAGCAGAGCAATGCAACAGATAATAATCAGAAATTTGTGTTTGAAGAAAAAGCGAAAGACGGTATTCATCCTGCCAGGTTAAAATATCTTCAAGAACGTGGATTGATATAAACCTAACTATCTAAATAAAAAGAGCCTGGATAATACCAGGCTTTTTGTTTTAATGATTCTTTTCTTCATCATCTATCTGCTCCATGTGTACTTTGTGAGCCATTATAAGACCTATTGTGATACATACAATGGAGATAATTAATAAGATTGCATTTGTAGTCATAATGTTAATTTGCTTCTGTGAATAATTTAGTCATTTTCTGTATTTGTGATTCACTCCTGGTCACTCTTATTGCATCTTTATACTGATGCTTCCAGTTGTGAAGTGCTGAATCTTGATCTTCAATGCTGTTGTATATAAAAATAATTCTGTAGTATTTACGACCATTAACAGTAGCATATTCTACCATTGCTTGTTCGTGCATCATTGTGAAGTAAGCAGGTTTTAACAGTTCAGGATTTTCTGTTGACATTACCTGTACACAATAGTAATGACCAGTTTCTTTTGTTGTTTGTCCATAAACAGTTACAGTAAAAAGAATAGCGAAAATTAAAATAAGTGTTTTCATGTTGATAATATTTTAAAGTGTTGAATCAATAAGAAATTGTTTGTCTAAAGCATTTTCTATTTCAGTTAAAAAGTCTATTTCTGTTTTATCGTAGTTAGTCAGTATCATCAAATCATCTGTAAACATGTAATCATCTTTGTAAAAAATATCCACATAATCCCATTGGTTTTCAGCTTTGAACCATTTGCCTTTTACAGTTAGTTGGAATCCATTAATTGTTACTGTTGTAGTTGTCATGTAATTGTTTTTTAAGGTTATCAATAATTTGTTCTTCATTGTCATGTATTGATGTATCAATAGTTGGTTTAATTGTTACTTCAAAAAACATGTCATCTTGTTTGATTAGTAATCTGCCGTCCCAGTTTAAGATTAGTTCCATTGTAGTGTGATTTAGTGGTTAATAATTCCGTATTCGTTAATGATGAATCAAAGATACAACTGTTTTTTATTTGTGCAAATAAAAAGATAAAAAAATTATTTTTTTTTTAGCATTTTAACATTTTATCTTTGGTAGCGTAAGTCCTCTCACACTTATAATGATGCTCACAGCATAG